TGAAGACCTAATTGAACCAAGTATTTCATCACCTTCACCTTTCCACTCTGTTTTTAAGTCAACCAATCTTGGTGCAAATGTTGGTTTGTATTGGTCTGTTGGAACATCGGATGAACCTATATGTGTGAATGAAGATGAATATGTTTTATTAGTTGTTATTTGTGTTGTAATTCCATTTGAAAAAATTGATGTGATTGTTGCTAATGGAAAATCAATTGCGTCATTAATATAAACAATTAATTTTTGACCAACTTGCAAATAATCACGCCAATCTTTGTCAACATAAAACGTTGTACCAGTTCCACCAATTATGTCAACAGTTGGAAAACCAACATAGTCATCACCAAACAATTCAACTTTATATCGTGTGTTATTGTCTGACCTTAACTCACTACTAAATATAACACCACTCATTTATTATCTTGTAAATCCTTTTTCTCTATTTTGAACAAGTATCAAATCACGACCTGATATTTTTGTTTCCAATGATATTGGTTGCATAACCATTCCACGCATACCGCCACCAGTTGGAGAAGATGAACCACCGCCGCCGACACTACCGCCATCAAGACCTTTTTTTGCAAAATTAGATATTATTGCACCAGCTGCAACCATTGCAACACCAGCAGCAATCGCAACATGAGGTTGCATATTTATTATTGATTCCTTAAATGCTTCAAACGAAACACCAAACGCAATCATTGCAATACCCATTTTTCTTAAAAACCCCCCAACCATATTAAGCAATCCATTACCGAATTGTTGACCAGCTGGAATTTCAGAGTCAGCTGATATAAGATCACCAATAAAATCGCCCATCAAAACAAGCCCATCTTCAACTAATTTTTCAAGTTCTTGATTTAAAAATTCTGTGAATTGTTGTATTTCTGAAAGTTTAGTTTGTATCCCAAGATCAGCATTGCTGAACATTTTCATAATCCCAACAGACTTAAGTAGATTATTGCCAAATTTATCAATACTTGTGCTAATTTTATTAAATGCTTCAGATTGACCACCAACAAATGGTTTAAAAAAATCATTTGATTTTGTTCTTAATGAATCAAAGATGTCACCTAAACTTTTATATTTTTCTTTAATTACATCAATTGTTGCACCTACTCCACCACCACCACCACCTGATGTTGTTGTTCTTGTTTTTGTTTCATCAGGAAATAACTTTTTTTGCTCTTGTTGGTTTTTAATTATTTCTTTTTGAATAGATGCGTATTCTTTTGATAATTGATTAAACTTTTTTTGATTCCTACCCAAAAATTCTAATGGTGTATTTGCATCATCAAGGACTTGACCAAACTTTGATTTTGGAATTATATCCATTCTCTCTTTTATGTTGTCAAGTTGTGATTTCAATTTATTTTCAAAATCAACTAAATCTTTCAATGATTCTTCTGTCAATGATAATCTGACTTTTTGAACCATGTTTTTCACTAAATCATCATAAGCTGAATCAAGTTGATTTATAAATTTTTCTTCATCTTTTATGTTTTTTAGTGTAGTTCCGTACTTGCTATTTATCTCATCAATTAAATCTTTTCTTTCTTGTGTGCCATGATTTGTATTCTTTAATTGAAAAAATAAACTTTCAAGTCCTTCTTTTTCTTTTGCAACCCTATCATCAAGTGTTGCCATTGAATCAGCAACCATTTTTGTGCTTTTAGAAACTTCCTTTGCCTTTTCATCAACTGCATCAAATACATCTAATAATCCAGTCAAATGAATAACAAGTGCAGCAACACCAACAGTAACTAACATGACTGGACTTGTCATCAATGTTTTCAATGACATACCAAGTGAACCAACTGCAAGTGTTAACGATCCAATTAAAAATATTAATGGACCAATAACGGCAGTTATTGCAGCAATTTTTGTAATTAAACTTTTTGTGTGTGGTGATAGATTGGCAAACCTTTGTGCTAAACTTGACAAGAAATTTGCAGCTTTTCCAACCGCTGGTGCTAACATTTTTCCAAACGAAATCCCCAAACCTTCAGTTGCTGACTTTAATTTGAACATTGCACCCTCAAGTGTGTCATCCATTATGTCAGCCATTTCACTGGCTGCACCAGCTGAATCAATTAATTCAGTATTTAAACCAGCAATTGCATCTTGATTTTTTGCAAGTATTGAAGCAACCGCAGCACCACGTTTTCCAAACAATTCTAATGCAGTGGCATTGGCATTTGTTGAACCATTTATTTTTGCCATTGCATCATCAAATGACATCCCTTGTTTTGCAAGTTCTAAAAAGATGTTCCTTAATGCAGTTCCTGATGTTGATGCTTCAACACCATTGTTTGCAAGTACACCAAGCATTGATGTTGTTTCTTGCAATGTCACACCAGCATTTCGAGCAACTGGAGCAACTGAACTCATTGCAACTTGGAACTTATTTAGATCAAGTGCAGATGATGAAAATGACTTTGCCATTACATCAGTGACCATTGTCATTTGACTTGCATCTAACCCAAATCCACGCAATGTTGCACCAGCTACTTGTGCAGATGTTGCCAAATCCTCACCAGTTGCCAATGCAAGATTTAATGTTGCTTTTGTTATCTTTTGAATTTCACCAGCACTAAAACCAAGCTTTGAATAATTCAACATTAAATCACTGACTTGTGTTGCACTAAACCTTGTTGAAATACCAAGTTGTTTTGCAAGGTCATTTAATTTGTTAAAATCATCACCAACCGCACCACTAACCGCTTTGACTTTTGCCATTGATTGCTCAAAGTCAGCAAATGTTTTTGTGGCTATTCCACCAAGTGCAACAATTGGTGCTGTCAATGACATAGACATTGAACGACCAATGGACTGCATTTTTTTGCCTTGTTTTCTTAACTCCCTTTGTATTTTTTGACTTTCAGTGCTAAAAAATAATAAGTCAAAACCAGCTCTTATGTTTATGTTTTTCCTTGCCATTACTTAAACCAATTCGGCTTTAATTTTTTAAGTTGTTCAATTTCTGTTTTTGTGTATGGATTTGATTTTGTTCCTTTCTTACCGCTTACTTCTTCCCACTCAAACTTCATCAAATCTTGTGGTCGTTTCATTGATTTTTGCCCTTGTGATTTTAATGTTACATATGAAATCAATCTTGCAGTTTCCCACATTGATCTTGCATTAATGTTTTCATTCAAACGATGTCCAACATATGCATCCCATATTTCAACCATTGTATAATTATTTAAACATAAAGGACTTTGTTTCAATGCACCCAAAACAAAACCCCTTATGAAATTATGCAATGGCAATTTTACTTTTTTGCTTCAGCATTTAAATTATTAAATGCCGCCATATCTTGTGACATAGCTTCAGTGAACACATTAATCAAACTCATGTCCTCATCGATTGCATCAATAATAAAATCCTTTGTGACTTTTTCGCCTGATGCTTTCATTCCGCAAAAAGCAATGTCAACAATCGTTTCCATTTTCATGTTTTCACCAATTTGAGAAATGCTTTCACCAGTTTCTTTTTCAAACATTAACAATGCTTTGAAACCGAATTTAAATTTGTACTCCTTGTTTTTAATTTTTATCATGCTACAAATATATTAAAAAAGGGAATGAAGTTTCCCCCATCCCCCATTTATCACAATATAACAAAAATCAATTTCTTACACAGTTGCTTTTGTAACTGCACCAGTTCCTTCAAAAGATACTGAAAATGTGCTTGATTCCTCAAGTCCATCAGTTCTTTCAAGTGAAGTGATATAACAAGAACCACTATACTCATTGTCTCCTGATATATCAGTTGTCCATGTTACAACAACTTTTGTCCTTGCTGCAAATACACCGAATAAATCTTCATACCCATAAGATGCATCCTCAGCAAAAAAACCTTCAGCTGAACCGCTAAATGATTTTTGTCCTTCAAGACTCTCTTTCCATCCGCTTGAATCTTTTGTTGATGCATCTCTTGTTGACATATCAAAAGTCAACGAGTTTGATGTTAAGTGTGCTATTGTTGTCCCCGCAACTTGTACTTTTGCGAGAGTTCCGTTTAATATTCCAGTTGAAGCCATTTTTTTATTTCCTTAATTTTTATACAATATTAGTTACTATCTTTTTTCTTTTTTGTAACTTTTTTAACTTTTGGAAGTTCTTCATTGTCCATTGCAACTTGCACAATGTGTTCAATTTTTTCTTCTTTCGTAAAATCATCAAGTGCTTTCGCAACTTTCAAATCAATTAATTCCTTACCTAATTTATTTGAAACACGCAATTGTGTTCCTTCAGGTAATGTTCTTTCGTGGATTGCATAATCCGTTGTTAATTCTATTCTCATAAATTTAATTTTTTAATTTTTCTATTTATATAACGTTCTAAATCTTTACTTGTGTTTCTTTCTACACTTGCACCAACTTTTTTAAATGCATCGTAAATAAAATCTCTTGCTGGTATTTTGTTAGCACCTGAATGTCTTGTTCCAGCATAACCATATTGAATAAAGAATGCATAAAATCCATCTCCATCTGCACGACCAGTTTCTTTGTTTTTTTTACCACCCATTTTTGGACCAACCAAAACATTTGGATAGTGCTTCATTTTTGATGTTTTTATTTTCATAGAATCACGCAAATTCCCAATTGAATATTTACGATCCCTAACTTGCAATATTTTTTGTGCAACTGGTGTTTGATTTTTTACTTCACGCAATAAAGGTTTGACTTGCCTTCTTAATATTTTAAGAATCTCACTCCTTTTCATTTTGTCATCAACAAGTGAAGTTATTTGTCGAGATACGTCAGCAATTCCCTCTATTTTTTCAAACTTTATCATAGTTTTTTACTTGCACTTATCATAAGACCTTCACGACCAAGTTCTTGGATATCAAGAATGTCATAGTATTTTGAATTGTAAACAATCCGCATTGATTCATTAATTCCATCAAAGAACCGAATCTTGAATTTAACCTTGCTTGTGGATGTCACTTGGTCCGCTTCAACTTTTTCATTACCCAAACCACGTTGCACATTTGCAAA